TATTACCTGCTACATTAGGTCCTACTGCTACTGCATCATTTCCTGTTAAAGTTAATATACTGCCAGTAGGAGGAGTAGATCCTCCCCCATATGCACCCGATTGACTCATCGTGTTCTCACTTTCGTATTTAAATTCATCCCATCATAGAAAATGCAGTACCATAAAAAGAAGATACATAAACATTACCTGCTGTTGGTGTCGCTACTCTCTTCACATAAAATGTAGTCTGTGCAGCTATATTCCATCCTTCTTTAACAATATTGTTAGCTTGTAAATCTAATAATATAAAGCCACCTGCTGGCAACGTGAAATGATCATTCACCCCGTCAAGAGAAAATACCACTTGCGCATTTGTTAAGTTCTGCACTAACATAATCCTCATTGGATATACTAAAGGATCCCCTATGGCCGTATAACCCACCACAACAGATGCTGCCGCCAGCGATCGCAAAGGCTCAGCAAATACCCTCATGCCTGCTGTCATACTTTTGCCTCTGTAGAATTATTAGGATTCTGACTCTTTGCCTGCTCTATACTAAGTTTCTGCATCTCACTCACATCCTCTAAGCATTTGAATAATGCATCATATGTTTCCCCATATGGCGCACCCGCAGGTATAAAGAATTGATATAATCTATCGTTCTTTGTTACTTCTATTGCTATAAATGATTTAATTGTCATGTTTTATCCTTTAAGTTTAATCTACGCAGCGCAAGATACATTAGTCCAAGTCGATGCTGCAGTTGCTATATACATTCTTGTGGTAGCACTAGCTGCTGTCGTATTTATATACACGTCACCCACTTGTGCTGCCAATCCTGCCGAAGGAGCACCCGCTCCCGTTAATACACTAATTGGTCCAGCTAATTGTAATGCTGTTCCCAGAAGATTTCCTCCAGTAGATACTATGTTTCCAGTAGCTGTTATCTCTCCCGTAACATCTGTTTCTCCGGTTATGGTAATGGCAGTACCATTTCCTATGCTTATTGCTCCCGCACTACTGGTTCCTATATTTATGGTAGTAGCCGTCAATTCTCCTAAGGCTAATATACCGGTACCATCTATCACTACATCACTACCTAATATCGTTGTAGGTCCATTACCCGCAAGAATATTTCCTATATTTGTCGCTGCAGCGCCTGCAGTATTTATATTAGTTGTACCAGTAAGATTTATGGGCCCCGGAGTTACAGTCAATGAAGTAAATGTACCGCCTCCGCCACCAACGTTAATCCAAGTCGCACTGTTATTTACTATAGAGGTCAATACAAATGCATCATTCGCAGATGTATTTATCCATCCTCTGCCTATTTGTGTCTTGTCACTAGTGGTGGGATTCCTTAAAGATATAATGGGTGGTGGAAATGCCTCAGTTAATGCCTGATTAAATCCATACACCAAGTTCGATGGTATTTGTACACTCATCCTTTTCCTTTCTTTTATTTTTATGAACTAGTCGTAAATGTGGCCCAAGGTCCCCCCGGAGCCGTAGCTATATAAAGCCTATTTGTGGTAGTAGATCCAGTTAGATTTACGTATATATCACCCGTGTTTATCGCTAACCCATTTGCAGGCGTCCCACTTCCAGAAATAATCTGTGAAGGACCGGGAAGAATAAATGCAGTGCCATTATCTACTAACTGTACATTTCCATCATTTATAATTAAATTACCACCAGATATTTCTATATTTCCTGTACCGTTTATAATTAAATTACCACCATATATTTCTGTATCTCCTGTACTGTTTCCTATAAATACAGCACCTGTACCAGTAGTATTAATATTGGTATTTGTAGATCCTATGCAATTTATAAATACAGATCCATTTATATCCACAAATGATGACGCATTACCTATGGTGGTAGTAGCTACTCCACTCGTATTTATCTCAGTTACCCCAGTAAGCGATATCGGACCAGGAAATACAGTCAGTGAAGTAAATGCAGCGTTCCCAGAAAATGGCTGCCAAAAAGCTTCACCACCCACTATAGATGTAAGTATAAATGCAGTATTTAAAGATTTGTTGATCCATAATCTGCCAATGTTGGCTAAATTCGCAGATCCAGGTGATACATTTAACACTATAGGCGGAGGTGAGTTGTCTGTAAGCGCATTATTGAATCCATATACCTGATTAGGTATCGAGTTGTTCATCCAAACCCTTTCTTTTTGCCATAATTAAACTTCGTTTATTATTTTATTGCAAATTCAGCACATGTTTGTTATATTTATAATGTCACTCATATTTGGAAAGATAAAGAATGTCCAATACAATTAAAAAAAAAAATTCACAGAAAAAAAGTAGATATAAACCGCTCCTTCGAGATGCGAACGGCAAAAAGAGAGAATGCCGCTTTATTTGTAAATGGTCTCCCGAAGTGCATGCTCTAATTAAGATGCATGCTAGTATGGGATATGAGACTATAAACCAATGGGTACTTAAAGCAATATTAGAAAAATTAGGTGAAGTAAATAAATTCGTTAGGTAATTATGTGGAAAGTAGGAGATATTCATTGCGATACTCAAAACAAAAGAGCATATGTATTAGTAAATATCGATAATTCTATATGTACTTGGCAATTAATAGAAGGATTTTACGATATCATTTTTGAAACAAAATAAAAAAGCCATCTGAGAGATAGATGGCTCTAAAGAAACATTAGGACAGTTTATGAATATACAATTTTTCATTAATCAAATCAAATTGTAGATGCTATGAATTTAATTAAAACCTTCATCAAAAGATATAATAAATCTACACCTTTCATAAAATTAAGAGTAATTGTTCGTTTAATATTAATTTTAACTCTTATAATATTCTTCTTATTTCATCCAAAATATTTCTGGTTTTGGCTAGTGGTTGCTACAGGTGAAAATATTATGAATATAGAACCTTAATCATATCCTAATTCACGAGCTTTCTTTTCAGCTTTTTGAATCAATTTATGTGCAAGGCCACCATGTTTCAGTACAGCTGCTCCTATTGCCTTGGCTACGTATTTTCTTACTTCCGGACTTTGTTTAAGTAAATCAACTAGATCAGATGCTTTACCAGCTGTATGAGCTATAGCAATTCCAGACAATCCGCGCATAATATGCTTTGCATCTAATCCTCTAGAAAAAGCCGCTTTAATAGTATGATTTGCAATCGTACCCGGTGCAATATATTTGTTGATATTTTTAGTTACCTCAGAAGAATTATGCGTAGCCCTAAATATTTCTTTAGCCTTCTTCAATTCAGATCCAAATTCAGGTGCTTCTTTGCTAAATTCATTTAGATTCCTACCGTTATAAACCTTTAATCTATTTAACCATTTATCTGCTCCGGCAGGTATATTTTCTTTTATTAATCTCGCATTAATATCTTTATCAATTTCTAAAAGATTATTTACTGAAATTTTTCCGTTCGTAAGTTCTAAATCATTTAATATTTTAGTTAATACTGGTTTAATATAACCCTTAGCTTCCGTACCGGCACCAGTTTCAGTTCTTCTTAATAATTCTTCTGCACCTTTTTGTATTATGTCACCGGATACAGCTTTTCCAGCTCCTAGTTTATCTACATTCTTATATGCCTCCTTCATATTTTCAGTTACACCCTTTCTAGTACCCAATAATCCTGTGCCAAAAGCAAAAATTAATTTACCTAAATCTCCTGCCCCTTCATACAACCTATTTCCTATTGCCTGAATCGAATTAGCCGCTCCACTCAATAATGTAGCCTTTGCTAATGCCTTAACTATATTGGCACCCTGTTTTCCTATAGCAGGAATCGATTTTATAAGTGTCGCAGGATTTGTTGCTGCACCCAAAAATGTTCCTATATCTCCAGTAATTCGTTGTAAAGTAGCTTCACCTGGTGTTCTCGGCTCAAATGTTTTGCCAGTCAATACTTTAGTCCCTTTATGTAAGGTTTCTGGTGAAGGAATTAAATTTTGTATTTGTTCATGTCCCGGTATGCCTTTACCAGTAGTAGCTTCTAATATAGAATGTGGAATCTGTAATGCAAGTGATGCCAATGAAGGATAATTTCCTAACAATGATTCTAGAGTTCGAAGCCCAGCCCCACCACCTATTCTTGCTCCCTCCTGTAGTAGATTTGCCAGACCTCCTATATTTCCTTTCTCCTGTGGAGCTAGATGTGTTCCAAAAAGAGGAATCTGCTCTAACGGAGTCAATGGTCTAGATTGCGGCGCTTGCTGAGTAGGAGTCTGTAATTCTAAATTCTGCATTGCAGATGAAGTAGGTGCTAATGGATTTTGTGTGGGCTCAGAAGGATGCGTAGCTATTTCTCTTGCAGCATCTTTATTAGTTTCCTTCTCTACTTTTTTTTTAGCCCTAGAACTCAATGGTTTCCCAGAAACAAACAGTTTCTCCAGTTCTTCCATCTCTTTTTCTGTAGCATCATCAAGAAGAAATTGCAAATCAGCAGGAGTTTTATTTTCATTATTTTTAATAATTTCTCGAAATGCCTTATATCGCACATCTCCCATCTCATCTAAAATCTCTAAATTATTTATTACTCTTTCTCTCCCTTCCTTAGTCTGTAATAATGATGGCAAAGATTTTAAAAATGTTGTCAAATCTAAATTTGTAACTCTAGATCCAAATGAATCTTTTAATACGCCACCTTTTATTAATTCAGATATTAATTTTTCAAATTCTATCGCATCCGCACTTAAAAATGGGGTGGCATTTATTCCAAGCACATTACTGATCTGGGTTACTAATTTATCTCTATCTAATTTTCCAGTTCTATTTAATGCTTTAAACCTACCAATAATAGCCTTAGTTTTACCTCTAGCTTGATGAGAGTTGTATATAGTGTCTCTTAATGCTTTAGTATCAGCTTCTATATATCTTTGTGCTTTAGCTGCTTCAGATGATTTGTTTGCTTCTTGCTGATATTTGAATTTTCTTTCTTGCAAATCAGCCTTATTCAATTTGCTTTTTAAATTGGGACCTACAGGCAATGAAGCTATATCCGAAGGTTCACCACTTTGTATTTGTTCTAATGCCTGATTAAATACTCCCTCTTCTCTTCCGCGCAATATATCTTTTAAAGCTTGTGGTTGTAATTTCTCGGGTAAATATGCTAATTCAGGAGGAGCTCCTAATGCTTCTAATGCCTTTTGGGTTTGAGATATTCCTTTTTGCCGTTCAATTTCTGCAAGTTTATTCTGCGCTAATCCTTGGATACCTGCACCTAAACCTGTTCCTAATGCCGTACCCAATCTTTCAGCTAATCCTACTTTGGGTAATATTTGTATGGCCATTTATCTTCCTCCTCTTAGCATATTAATTAACGTAGGTACCACAGATGCATTGCCCGCATATGAAGTCCCCCCTTCTCCTCCACCTTGGAATCCACTTTGTAGCAACTTAATTAGTAACGGTAATCCTGCAGAAATTCCCGCTCCCGCAGCTGCTCCAGCACCTCCTGTAGCGCCGCCTAGAAGTAAAGGCAATAAGTAAGGCAATGATTGACCCAGTGCTTGTAATAGTGGACCCCCCGCGGATTCTGCAAATCCCGGAGATCTTTGTTCATATGCACTCTCATACTGCGGTGTTAGACCTATTTGCAATAGATTCTGTAATGCATTTTGTTGCTGTAATCCATATTGGGATCTCAAAGCGGCTAATTGCCCTGTAAGATCCGCTCCAGCTGCTGCAATCGTAGGTGCATAGTTACTGGACCTAGGACCACTGCCCATAGCAGTAAATCTTTCTGCCAAAGAAGGCACAATTTGTGTGTTAAAGTTTTTTATAGCTCGTTGTTCTATAGGACCAAAATCTAAATTTCCCGTATTCTGTAGTCCAGATAATCCCATTTGTAATGATTGGTTTATAGCATTCTGCTGATTGGGTCTAAATCTCTCGAATTGCTGTATTTGCGCAGGGGTTCCTCCCAAAAAACTACCTTGATCATTATTGTTTGATTGAGAGTTCATATTTCTATTGCCGCCCAATAGATTATATAAAGGTCTCGCAGCGGGTCCTGCGAACATGTCCAATATCGATGCCATGTCTTCCTTTCACTTTTTGTATTAGATTAAAAAAGATTTGAAATTACATCAATCTTTGCTAAGATATTAGCGCTTCATTATAATTAATTTGATTATCTAAATCAGATTACTCCTTTTTAGGGGCTCCCTAGGGTGCCCTTTAATTTAAATCCCGAAAGAATAAAGTCTTCATGAGTAAATGTTATCATGCATGAGTGGTGGTAACATTGCACACAGTATTAGCACTATACTGTGTGTCTTATTTTCATATTATGATATAATCGATAATAGAATGTTATCACTCATAAAAAAATGAAAATAAGAAAATGGAAATAAATATAAAAAATTTAAGACTTCACAAAAAAGATATCCATCCAGAAAATAATACAGCAGTATTCGCTATAAATATTATTTAAATGATTTTACATGGATAGAATTTATCAACGAAAAGTAGATATTACAAAAAAATTATAGTAGTTTGAAGCGGATACATAACCGCTCCTATTTACTTAAGACCGTTGTACCCCAGCGGTCTTATTATTTATCAGAAAGTTAAATATTCTAATATTACATAACATACATTAAATGCAGATTTATCACTCGCCACTGTTATTACTACATCCGTAGCATTCACATCTAATTGTATATTATCAGCCCCCGAAGCACTCGCGTATGGGATAGGTATATATTTAAATCCTGTTGTATCTGATGCTGTGGCATATATCCTAGTAAATGTTACTCCAGAATTAATCGTAAGCCCATGTGGCACACTCTTCGTCGGATTTCCTGTAAAATCAGGTAATGCACCAAAATTAATCACAAATCGCCATACCTGTCGGAATTCTGCATTTGCAGAAGTAGAAGAATTTAATGTAGGATCCGGAAAATATAGTTGTCCATTAACAAATTCCTGATTCAAATAATATCCAGTATCCTTAAGATTCAATACATTCGCTATATTATTTACGTTCTGATAAAGACGAACAAGGAGTTCCTTAAAAGCAGGAGTATTAACATCTGTATCGTAAAGTGCTTGCACATCCCAAATGTTCGTTGTTGGGACAAATGCACCACTATATATCGGATTAGCCATTATCCCAACCTTCCTGTCGGCATAGTATATAACGTCATCGCTTCTAATTGAAAATCTACCAATGATATCGAGGGATTGATCATCTGATCAAATGACATATCAAAAACTAATTGTATACATTCACCAGAAGATTGGAAATAAACTGTATGCCATAATCTTTCCTGGCTAGATTCTAGTGGATAATATAAAGGATCATATGGATAAGTCTGTAATACATTGGTTCCCGTACTCGCTCCTGTAGCCATTCCTTCGGCTAACATAGATAATTGGGATGCAGACGGAAATGAATCTACAGTAATTTCACCCATTAAAGTTCTCTTAACAGCAAAATCTACCTTCTCTATATAGACATTCATGCCCTTATCAATATAAGGATTGAATTGCTTCGATTGCATAGAGATTTTTGATACTCGGGCAACAGTGCCACCACCACTATATGTACCTGTAAATGTAAAAATTTGAGAAGTACCAACTGTATTCACATCTGTGACATACAATATCTGACATATAAATGGTGCAAAATCACTATACCCTTGCACATTTTCTACTAAAATAAAATCCGAAACAGAAAGATTATGATCTATTATAGTTAATACAATATTATTAAATACATCTAAAGTTATATTAGTTATTTGTAGTACACCCTCATTTCTAGTTACCTCCGAATTTATTATGAATGTATATCCCTCTTGATTGCCAGCTACCACTTGCCTAAATTCAGATTGTACAATTCCATCTATCCAGGTAAAATTAGATTCATTCCATGCAGTGGTCGTATTGGCCCATGTAGTATCTGCTTGTTGCTCAAAATATCCAAATGCCGTTATAGAATCATCATTCAATGCCCAAGCACCCGTCTTGTAATTATACACTAGGACTCGTTTTGGATATGTAGCATTATCTGCATCTGGTGGAAATGCCCAGTAGACCATCTCGTTATAATAATCCCGTATTCCACATACTCTGTTTTCACTCTCTTGAAAATCCTGGATATCAAAGATTAACTCGGGTATAGTATTGTCTATTCTCTCCACGTTAGCTCCGTTACAGGCATGTACTCCCGTGTTGGCGATGGACAGGATCACTTTGTCGAATGGAATGGTGCTAAATGTCGATTCAGAGCCTAATTCAGTGTTTATCTTCTGCCATATAAAAGGGTCCGCTTGGTTTCCGGTATACACAAGTTCCCAGGTACTTCTATCAAAATAGACTATCAATCTGTCTTTAATAAATTCAGCACTTACTATTGCTTCTTCAGTTGTAGCATCCGTAAATCCTGCTCCGCCAGCTACATTTCCGCTAGCATCCATTTGACCTCGTTCATACCATGCATTTACAGCAAATGGAGAACCCACAAAAGAATAACGACATCTATTTACGAATGCCTGATTTTCAGAAGTATTGGTGTTAAATTCAATAGTATTCAATAAAATTAATCTATTCTTAAAAGAAAAAATCATTAATGCAGTTTGTACAAATGGGCCATCGCCTATGGCAGCGCCTCCGGGAAGAAAATAGGGTGTAAACTCTGTCCAGTTAGTTCCATCATAAGACCATAATGGATCTTGGTTAGCTGGGGGTACACCTGGTGCAGAATTAAAATTAGATACAAAAAGTACAGTAACATCTGCAGTTGTGCCACGCCAATTCGCCGTCCAGAAGAAATTTAAATTCGTCCCTTTCCAGACAGTCATCCCAGATCTTAGCCATGCATTAGTAGGATCAAATTCATAAGCAAATTGAGTATCAAATCCAAAAAGTGGTTGATCATTTATCGGCCCTATTTCATAATTTCCCAATCCCATTACAGGTAATGCAGGATAAAAATATATATGTTGGCCACCTGTACCAGTAAACGAATATGCTCCATTAGTAGTACTATATGTACCCGTTACCGATCCTGTAGTGAGCAACGTTTGGGTAGCTCCCGTTAAATAAACTGTTAATATTACATCTCCAACTGAAAACATTTGTCCAATTTGCCATTTGATTCCAGGGGCCGTACCCGTAGTGGTAGTACCTAAATCTATTCTTAATCTAGAATATAATTGATTATCTAATGTAGAATCTGATAATCCAGCACCCATATATGTAGATCCAAATCGTTTCCTTATTCTGCCCCTAAAAACATAAGCGTTATTTAATAGCGACCATGCGTCATCGTTGATCAACCATGGACGTAAATTGGTCTGTAGACCTGTGTTATAGGGCGCAATCAAGAACCTATCAAACATTTGTAAATCCTTTCAATGTAATTTTTCCATTCATTTAATGCCAGTGAGCCTTTTGAAAAATTACAGTTTTTACAACAGGATACACAATTTGAAGCAATGTATCCCTAATCACACTTACATCTCATATAATTAGCAAATATATCAGAAGTTGCATTTGTATCGAAAGGCATTTTAGACTCCTATTACAAGATAATTAGCTGCTACCCCAGCCGCACTACCAAATATTGTAAAGATTCCTGGAGTCGGACTACCTCCATTTGTAGGTTGTGTTATAGCCCCTAATGCCATTGCTGTACCAAGTGCTCCACCACCTGAACCGGAATGTCCTGTAGAAGTAATAAATACCTGATAAATAGTGTAAAAATTAGGAATAGAAGCCGAAATAGGTAAAGTCACTGTAGTACTATTTGTAAATGTTGTAACATTACCCCACATCAACAAAATACCAGAAGGCAACCGGGTCCATCCATTCTGTGCTATATAATTAGATGCTGTAATAGGGTAACCATTTGGAGCAATATCAGGTATTAAATTCGCCGGAGCAGTACTTCCTGCTTGTTTGATAAAAAACAATTCAGGCTGAGAAGTAAGAGATGAACTATTGCAATATAATCCCACTTCATCTGCTATCGTTAATGGGGGCATCGCAGGAGCCGTACTTTGATTGGGCATCTCCACAAAAGCATGTTTTCCTTGTAGTGGTGTTACAGAATTAAATACTACATGATTCCTATTAAAAGCATCCGCTATCGCATTAAAATTCGCCTGTATCTGGCCCTGAGAAATCGACAGAAAATCTGTGGCCATAGGAATGTTAGCTGTATAAGGCATTTTTTATCCTCTGTATTTTATTTTTTAACCATAAAAATATATTAGATTTAACCGTATCCTTCCTTGGCTTTACATTGATAAGAGCCTCAAAATCTATACGTAGAATTTGCTGGTCTATCAACGTTTTCAAGTGCTCTTTCTGTTCGTCTTTCTTTATATCACGATATGCATTTCTTTTCACGCTGTAGCATGCTTTACATATTTTCCTAAATCTTCGTGCATCTTTCTTGGCCGCATTCGCCCCGTTTAATTCGGTATTACATTGATTACACAATTTTGTCATTGGGATCCTTTAGCATAAAGCTTGAAACACGTCTCATGGTAAAAGGTTTATTGATTGGTATACACTTATCAACAACATCATTTAAAGTTTTAATAGATTCTACGCATCTTTCACAATCAAATTCCCTCGAATAAAATATTTTTGTTATTAAAGGCGAACCATAAAACTGAGTATCAATTCTATGCCCTGAAATACATGAAATCGAGGGACTCATCTTGTTAATAATTTCTGAATCTACTTTTATACCCTCCTCGAAACTATAAAAATTAAATTCAATTACATCAAATTTCTTATTGGTCATTCATTACTCCACACCATTACCTAATCCATCCCAACCCCATCCCCACGTATTCGCAGAAACCCCGGTCTGTTCGGTGTAAATTGTGGCTACGCGTTCATTAGCATATTGCACCAAAGTCCTTCTTAAACATAACTCTTCTTGCTTTTTATATTCAGGTAGTATTAATGCTACGCTATCCATATCAAGCCGATCTTCAAATACCTTTTTTGCAGCAGCTAGCGCTATAAATTGCCATAACTCTTCCAATTCCGGTACTGAATCATTCTCCATTAGCCATGTAGGCCTACTATATACTTCAAAATTAATTTGATATGGCTGATCAGGTACTGGTCTTAAAGTAAATTGATTATCATAAAAAAGGATATATCTAGGGCGGCCAGTCTGCACTAATACAGTTTGTGAATTTATTGCAAATCCAGCCTTGGGAGCAATATCAAATGTAATGACAAATTGTCCGGTTACGTAATTTATATAGTTATTTGGAATAACTTCATCGGGAAGAGTAGGTAAGGTATTGTAATTAGTTATTAATGGTATTTCTGTAGGTTGATTGGCTGGTGTATATAAATTTCCCCAGACAGTAGGATTACCAGTAGTCGCATCTAAGCATGGTACATCCGTTAAAGTTAATCCATTTCCATTTATATCCACAGATTCAAATAGAACATTATTCTTTAAGTAACATGTGGCCTGTTGAGCACCAAATGTAGGACTTGGCACTATTCCCTGCGTATTCAGATTTCCCGTGAATGTAACTGTAGCACCATCACCAGTTACACCAATTGTTTGAATGCTATTTATGCGGGGAAATATGGAATAGAATTGTCCTGGAGATTGACTATAAAATGATGGAAATCCTGCAATGTAAAATGGTTTGTGCACTGTTAAATATTTATTCTGAAAATTATAAAGAGGATTCTGCTCAGGATTCGCAGATTCTCCAAATGATAGTTCGTCTGTAGGATATACATCCTGAAATGGATTACACCAAAAATTGAAAGTAGTTCTATTGTTGAATGTTCTTAAATGTTCTGGAAAATCATAAACTACAAACGTATTAATATACTCATTCAATGCAGATGTTGTCAATAGAGCTTCTGAAGGTGATCGTGTTAGTCTTCTAACTTTTATTTGTATGTTAGTTAAAGTATTGCCTGGTGCAGGTACAGTTGGTGGCATATTTTTCTCCTAACTCGCCGAATATGGTAATACATTCTGGGTGGCTCCCTGAAATGTACTATTTATTTCACCAATGGGGATACTCTGAGGATCTTGAAATGCCCCATTGCCTGATGGTATCATAAATACATCAAAAAATGTAGAATTTATTGGTAATGAAAAACTAATATTGTCAATCACAGTCACCGGTCCAAATGATTGGTCCAGCTGTTGCATACCAAATACCTCGGGTATACTTATCCTCACTATCAATCCATCTATATACTGATGTGAAATGGTAGTAGTTATTTCTACAGGATTTGAGTTGGTTATACCAGATATAACTCTCATCGCATGTTGAAATGTAGGCCTACTTGGGGTAAACGATGGCTCGTAACTCATTTTAAATGTTCTATTGTAACTAGTGATTTCTCTTCTGGCATTAGATCTTCCATCATAAAATCATAGTTACTAAAACTACAACGTCTTACCATTTGACCAATACGCACATACGGCATCCCATTTTCATCAGTAGCATGAGAATGTATCGGATATGAACAATTCTTATTCAAATGATTCACTACAGCAAGGGGTAGCGTATATTCGTGACCATCCTCTAATACATATTTCTCTATTTGATCACCTTTATATTTCAAAAAAGAAAATTTTAATATACCACCTTTTCTTTCCAAATAATTGAATACACCCCGAATCATCTGCCGATCACGGTCTCTATCATATTCCAATTTCTTCTTGAGTTCTTCTCTCTTCTGCTTCATTGCATTACTTTGTAGATGTTGTGGAGTAACGGTTAAGTTCTTAGCAGTTGCCATAGTAAATCCTTTCTTAAAAACGTGGGCAGTTGTAACCACCCACGTAACATTAAATACACATTAAAACTGAAATATTTTGTCTATTATGATCCTCCGTATGAACTCTTACCAGCTACCCAATAAACCACATCATTGGCTACCCCAGCAGGAAGCAATGCTCCTGGTGCTAATGTAACCCCTATAAATCCAGTATTAGTTCTAGCACTCATAAAGGAAGAAAGTTGTGGAATATTTTGATACGCAGTAGCAGTATTTTCACCAAATGGATTCACTGATGCTGGTGTATATGGTAATCCTGCAATCGCTTGTGCAGGAAATGCAAATGCACCAAATCCAGTTGTATTCACATTCACAGTTATAGTATTATGACCATTACCTAATGCATTATCTACTGCAACAACGGTAGCTTGTACACCATCTAATGCAGCATAGTTTGCCCAATATGCTGAACCACCTGGGAAACTGAATCTTATTTCTTGTCCTATTTGGTAGTTATGCTGCACACTTAGTGTTACAACTGCTTGTGTAGCCGCTGTAATATTAGTGATCACACGTACCGAAGGATAGAATAATGGATTATAAGGTATAATTCTAAAATGACCCGCAGTAGATGGTGTGCTCCCAGTAGCATTTAAATAATCTACACTAAATGTGTTGGCTGTATGTGTTCCAATTCCAGCAGTAAATGGTATACCATTATATTGTGGTTGATTATTCAATGAACTGAAAATAACTATGCTATTAGCTGGTACATTAGAGCCAACATCTGTTACAACAGCTGGATTAGCTGCAGTAAATCCAGTTACACCTGCTCCACCATTATCTAATGCACCAATAGTTTCTACACTAGGATCATAAATTGTTAGTGCATTAGCGGCAGTAACATCTGCTGTTACCACTCCAGCAGTATTAATTAACGAGGTCATAATCCCATTAGGATAACCTAATTGCCAATAAAATTTAAAACCATTAGCGGCAGCGCCTGCAGCAGATTGTGTATAGTTTGTTACTTCAAGGTAATCAAATCCAGCAGGTATAGCAAAAGTTTGCGCTATAGCCGTTGCCGGTTGAGTGAATGTTCCTTGAGATAAAGTAGTTCCTTCCATATCTCTCCTTATGATGCTTTTGTGCTACGTAAATTGAGTACCCACAAATCGTTAAGTATTTGCTGAGCACTTGCCATCTTATATCCACAAGTTGCATTTTGAGCTAATGGACCCGAAAAAATTGGCGGTCGATAGATGAACTCCGCATTATACCCGTCTTGATAGATATATGCGTATGCTTCTAGACCCACACAGAAGGTATTATACACATTCGATCCTAGTGCAGATGCATTTGGAAAGAATGATCCAATACTGGATACCAAGAACCTTAAGTTTGAGCATGAACCCCATTCACTCGGTAATCCTCTCATTGAAGAAGGATACTGAGATTTAGGTATAAATCTATCCATATTTTCCAATTCAGGAATCAGCTTAGATGAACTTAAAGCATAAAACGCCTCTCTTACTGGTGCGGTCCCAAAACGGTCTTCTCCCGGTATTTCATCTAGAATAGTATATGCATTATTATCTATTAATGTTGCAACAATATTCTGTACATCCGGGAATGTGATCTCAGTAGGAGAATCACCGTTAAATCCATTAACACAGTTTATAAACGATGCTGAAGATGCTAACATATTACGTGTTAGTTCATCTTCGGTTTGTCTGCTATCTGTTACTTTTGTGACCAATTTTTTATTGGCGGGAGGTCTTGTTAATCCCTCCTCCCAAACTTTCGCTTAGGTTCGGACTATCGCATAGTTGATATTATACAACTCTAAACCGCTTAGTCTCTGCTGGTCTTGACACATCTTCAGTTAGTCAAGTTCCATCTGGTTGCCTTAGGCTTGTGCCCTTAGGTGTTCCAAGGTATTCAGGTTTAGTTTTACTTCCCCCAGCTTGTTAAGGGAAACACCAAGACGTTTAGCTGCTTCATTTAATACCATTCTGTTACTTTTATGACCTATTATTAGGCGGGAAAACCTCTTCGGATCTTCCTCTCTTTCTTTCGAAAAGAGCTCAGACTTTCGCATACTTTTTTCAAAGTCTCTCTCGTTAAGTCGTTCAGCGTGGATTTTATTTTCATTTAATGCTATAATGTTATAAATGTAAGGATAATTATGGGAAAAATCGTTAAGTTTAATACACATCATTCCATTGCAGAAATCGCTTATTTGGCTGGCCTTATTGATGGTGAAGGTTGTATTTATATTGGTCATACCAAACAAGGAAAATATGGCAATGGATATCAATGGCATTCTATGCTTAAAATAACTAGCTGCGATGAAGAACTTATAATCTGGTTGGAAAATACTTTTGGTGGATCCAAAGATTCGCGCTACAGATGGACAAGTAAACAGAAATTCACTCGCCCCGTCTATAATTGGCAAGCTACGGGACCAATGCTCGATTATATTTTGCCGCAAGTTAAGCCATTTTTGATTATCAAAAAGAAACAATGTGATGTTATGATGAGATATAGACTCACTTCTAAAAATATCGGAAGTAGACTCTTGTCTCCTGAAGTAAATGAACAGCGCATTAAACTTCTTGAAGAATTGCGTAATCTTAATTCTCGTTTTCATAATCATCCGTTAAAAAATCCTTCGCCCTTGTCACCTTAGTTAATACCGTAGGCTTCCAAGTCAATTAGAGAAAGTTTAACGACCCCATACTTTTTAGGGTCTTGATTCTGCAATGTGACCTGCTCACTAATAGTCACAAAAGTACCGTAAAATGATATCTGAGCATCTATGTCTACAGCAGTTAAATTCTGGCCAGGTGGTGTCATACCACTGGGTCCCAAAGGTACTAATGCAGTATTCAACGCATTATACCTTCTAAATCTATGTACATCACCACCATTTCTAGGATGAATACTTCTCATTGCAGGTATATTGTGAATCATTGTTGGTACTGGTACTGCAAGGAGCTTGAAATCAAAACTAGCTTTAATTGGTGGAGGTAAAATACTTGTAGTAGTTATGGACATTTTATCCTTAAGTTAAGTTGAAACTTTTACCTAGAATAAGATGACGAGTCTTAATTTTGCGTCATGAGTTGTCGAATCTCATTTGCGACTGGGTGGCCGAATCCCACTTGCGACTAAAAAAGAAGTGGCGAACTTCATTTGCGCCACTTAAAGTATATTATATTTTGTAAATATATATCAAATTATTTTAATCCGTTCATGTAGTAGTTCAATATATTCATCCATTTCATCTATTAAATCATTGTAATCTCTAGCGGATTGCCATGGTGCTACATTTTCTCGAATTATCATTTCTTTTAATTTTTTTAATCTCTGTATTTTTTTAGTCCAGATTAAATTTTCCGACTTTATAGCTTCAGCATCCGGAATATGTTCTTTTGGGTCATGATTAATCCGATAACAAGTATAGATTGCCTTGGGTATTGGGGGCTTAATAAGTTCATGTTCGGTTAATTCCCTATTTTCTTCATCATTATACCACGGATATTCATGACCCGGCGCCATCCAATATTCAGAATAATTTCCATTCGACATTTCAACACTTCGTGGAACTTCTTTGTACAGAGTGTGATCCAATTCGACTTCAACTCCATCTGTTATCCATATTGGGAATTTTATATATGTGCTATAATCCTCTTCAGTTTCATATTTCAACCATACATCCCGTGCATCTCTGGGATCAATAAAGGCTCTGTTTGGATCATATTTCTTCCCCTTTGTATTGTTGCCGTATTTGTATATATTCATTCTTTATATAGTACTATTTTAGGCATATGACACCAATGTGTTACTTTATCTTCTCTTTTAGAATTATATATCTCCTTTTCACGAATAAATAATCCTTATTTGTTCCCCATAGCGTCCTGCATCTCTTTCCATAATTGATCTTTTAATTGCGGAGTTAATCCCTTTTCAAATACATTGGCTTGCGATAATGGACTACTTCCCCGTTGCGGAGATATACTTGTCATAGATCTAGGTTTGGAGATATTCTTTTGCATCGTTAATTTATCTTCATCTGTTTGTGATGGTCCTGGATTAATGCTCTTAATAAACATATAAGCACTCAATCCTTGATTATATAAATTATTCGATGAAGCTATTGTATTCCACAAATCTGGATGTTTGTCTTTTAAAAACATTATATTTTGTTCAGAGACTACCTGATCGAAATCAGAATATTTACTGCGTAATTTACTCTCAGCTATAGTTTCTTCAGATATCTTCTTAAATTCCTGCAATTGCTTCTTGAGATTCTTTACTTCATTCTTTACTTTGTTTAAATGTTTCCCTTCTGCCAAAGCGTCCGGATCCAATGCAAAATCTTCGTCAGACACGTTATCACTAGTAGTATTAGCGCTGTTTTTAGCCTCAATATTTTTAATATAGTGGTATAATTCGTCTCTTTCTTTTTGCGTCTTCTCAAGTTTTGTTCGGATTTCTCTGAAACTCTGCTTCGCACCGCTCTCGACTTCTTGCTCATTCTGTTCGTTATCTACCTGACCTTCCTGAACCTGATTCTGCGTATCTAAATTTTGCTCTTCTTTTTCGTCAAACATTACTACTCCTTATAAAACTGTTGGTTTAAATGATTTCAATATCTCGTTATCCGGAAATTCATTGTTTAATTTCATTGCTGTATATAATAATTCGTTATTTAAATGTTTTAACACAAAATCAGCTAGTTGTCTCTCATCATCTCTTAAAGTCAAATAATTATTTACTAAATAATTCGCTACTTTAATATCCGGAAGAACCCATAAAAATTGAATACGATCTTCAGAAGCAGTATATTTATATACAGCCTCATCATAATGTGGTGTAGGACAGGATCTTCGTGCCACAAATGGATTCTTCATAACACGAGTTAAAAGTTTGTCATGCTGAAATATGGAAACTATATAAAAATCTTCATTAGATCCATATTTACTTTTTGCATCCTCTAAACATTCAAGAAATTTCTGTTCATAGTTTTTCAGTTGTTCATCTGCTTGATCAACTGCACAATGCTGATCATCTACAGCTTTTATCAGTAGTTCGGCATTAATTTCTCCAACTGTCTTTCGCTTTTTTTCCTCTTCCATTCATTCCTTATTCACGTGTACAAATTTATATTTATTCTCTATTCCACTAAAAAATACATGCTGCTTATATTCCAGTTTATCTTTGTAATAATTAGGATTATCCTCTAAAATTTTAGATAAATCAGAAACTAATTCTTGACCCACTCTTAAAGCGTCAAATTCATCTTTAATCACCTCTAAATAATAATATCCAATAATTTTACCATTAATTATTACTAAATAATGATCAATATTATCCGACCGCTGCGCTAGAGTAATCTTCACTTTGTGAGAATGAACCTTAATCTCAAATGGTAACTGATAAAATATAAATTGGGGACTCTTTTTGGGAAATAAGCTCTTAAAAAATTTAACCAAAAAATGAAATGGGTTCATTGAAATTCATTCGGTTCTATAATGCTTATTCCTTTTTCACAATTATCACAACCCTCACATAAAATTGTATTTCGTTTCACATATTCGGATAAAATATAAGTTTCTACTTCTTTCACAACTTTATTATCTACAAATAAAACAACTGGTTCACATTGGCAATTTTTTTTTATACAGTTACATGCGTTCGCATAAACGAATTGATAGACATCATCATTATTATATAAATATATTCTGGTTAATCTAATTACATTATCTAAAGTGAACGCTATACGACATAATATTTTATCTCCAGGCATCATTTCGTCATCATAAAAAATCAAATTAGTTACTCTTTTTGTCATTTATTTCTCCAAAAGTTTCGTTGCCCCATTGTTCTATAGTGCTCCTGATGATATCTGTAAATTGCTCTTCCATTATCTGCCATTGCACATCTGTAGGAATAATACATACAAATTCATTATTATAAGGTTCATAATAAATTAAAATATTCCAAACCTTTATAAAATCATCTATCGTTATCGATAAAATTCCGCAACATTTCCTGCGCTTAGAAACATTGTGTTTCGATATGTTCCCCGAGATAAAATCAATCTTCGTTATCTTGTTCAATTTTATCCCTTAAGTTTAATATCCAAGTATCATTTAGTATCTCCAGAAAGACTTCACCTTCATCTTGCAGGTGTGTTTTAATATTTTAAAGTAATTGTTAGTTATTTTAATACTGCAATGTTTTCCTTAAACTATGGAGATTTATATCAACAAAAAGAGGGATATCTCATGACATCCCTCCGAAATCACAGTAAAACGGATCTATTTTCTTTTCTTCTTGGATTCACTTATTGCTATGGCAATTGCTTGCTTTGGATTCGTGACCTTAGGTCCTTTTTTTGAACCCGAATGCAATTTTCCGGCCTTGAATTCCTCCATAACAATAGCTACTTTGCTTTTAATCTTTTTCTTTTTTAGTTTCTTTCTTTTCACGTGCTTCCTTTCTTTTGCACTCTGCATTATTAGGCGCAGTGCATTGGCATTTATAGCAATACTTATTTGGAATATATTTAGGTTTAGGATTATTCAATTTCCTGAAAATATGCATTTTTCTTAGATTTTCGCCTATTGTAATATATACACAATTTGATGGACTATAATCCAGTTCATTATCGATACGGTCTATCGTTAATCCCATTTTCCATCCATTAGACAACGACCAATCAATAAATGATTTAGGATTTTGTAACCATTCTTCGCATATTTTAATTCCTTTACCTTGATAATATGGATAATCTGAAGGTTTGGCATTGTAACATCTATTAATCATGCTTCTAAATTTACTGTATAATGGATGCTTAGTTTTTTTATGTTGCGTTAATCCATGTTTTAATCCATATTTATTAGCTTTATTTATTCCTTTTCTAGAACAACCACAACTCTTAATTCGTTCACATTTTATTGAACTTGTATCAAGTACCGTAGTTTTTCCGCATTTACATTTGCACAACCAAAGCCAAGATCTTCTTTTATCTTGGCCAACTTTTTCTAAGACTTCAAAATAATTATTCTTAAAACCCAGCATTAATTCCTTATATATTTCATTTATCTAAAATATACTACGATTTAATGAATTGCGCAACTTACTTTTTAAGCGTGCCTTCGCGCTTTAATTTCCTTTTCTTGAGTTCTGGATAAAGCCTGTATACCTTCCTTTTGATCCCTTCAGGATCCGGGGCAAAGTGTGCTCTCGCTAGTGCATTACGGGCTCGTGAAAGCGTGTCGATTGGGTAGCTAAATTTCGAAGCACCGCCAGAAGCACCTGCAAATTCCTTTGGGGAAACATCTTTATATTTTCCCGCACTTCCGCTGCCCTTTTTGG